GTTACAAAAATACCGCGCCGGCAGACAGCAAACGAGGAACTTGATAAGCTATTTGACGATATAATAAGGGAGTATTTGGGCCTTGATGATGTTGCAGCGCTTGAAGCGGCAATTGAACGTTTGCCGATCAATTTTGACGTTGATTTGGAAACGCTAACACGGATTGAAGAAATAAAATACTTAATCGCAGCCTATGAGCAATATCTTGACGATGAAAAGGCCGCAGAAATACTTTTGATAGGGTGACAATGCCAACTTATACCTATGAATGCGGAACTTGCCGCAAATTATTTACCAAGTTTTCGACCATGCGTGAGCACCGTAATACATCAGAATGCGAATGCGGAAGTATAGCCGGACAAATTATAGTCGCTCCGCCGATGATGATAATACCGCAAGATTTCTATTACGAATCACCTATAGATGGCCGGCCAATAACCAATAGGAAGCAGAGGTTAGAGGACATGGCAAGGAGCGGCTGCGTGGAGTATGATCCAGGTGTTAAGCAGGACTACCAGCGTAGGATAGAGCAAGGCGAAAGGGATTTGGAGCGTGCAATTGATGAAACGGTTGATAGAGAACTTGAATTGATGCCATTAATTAAAAAAGAACGACTGGTCGAAGAAATGAAGGCTGGTTTTGATTTAGAAACAGTACGAGGATAACATGAGCGCAGACAATAGAATTATTAATTTAGTTGATGCTAAGCTAAAGCAATTTAAGGAGGAAAGTTGTTTGCTGGCTTTTTATGATATATTTAAACACATTAACAAGCGTAAAAAACAAACACAAAATAGGGCAAAATTATGAGCGCAGAAGCTGACTTTGATTTAGATGCAGGCGTTGCCGATATAGCCGATAGTATGGGCTTGGGCGGTAATGATGATGAAAACGAACTTGACCTTGATAATGAGCAAGGACAGGAGCAAGACCAAGAAACCGAGGAAGTGCAAGAGCCAGAAGTAGTCGCGCGAAAAGCACCTGATTCGTGGTCTAAGGAGCAGCACGAAACGTGGTCTAAGCTTCCTAAAGAGGCGCAAGATTATATCGAACTACGCGAAAAGCAAATGCTTGACGGTATCGAGCAGTATAAACAAGGCAATCAGTATGCTGACTCCGTAAGCAAGGCTTTTGATCCGTTCCGTGGCATCGTTGAGCAACTGGGATTGCCCGATGAGCAGATTGTTCATAACTTGCTGTCTCATCATGCCGCATTGACTCAGGGAACGCTTGAACAGCGACAACAAGCGCTTTATCAAGTTGGCGTTGCTACCGGAATCATTCAACCTGACGGCCAACAAATGCAAGCCCCCCCGGTTAATCCAATCGAGCAAGAGCTAAAACAGCGGCTTGAGCGTATTGAACAAATGGAGCGTAAGCGGGAGCTTGACAAGATTGAGTCGACTATTCAGGAATTTGCATCTCGTCCTGAAAATGAATACTTTGACGAGCTTGCAAACGATATTGCCAAGTTTATCGACATAGGTGACGACCTCAAAACGGCATACGATAAGGCTGTTTGGGCCAACCCTACGACACGCGCAAAGGAGATGGCAAAGCAAACGGCAGCTGCTAATTCTGGAAACATTGACAAAGCGCGTAAAGCATCATCTGTCAATATCAAGTCATCCCGTACGCAAAACGTAACGCGACCTAATCAACAGTTGGGATCATGGGACGATACCATGAAACAAAGGCTTGACGAGATTAACAGATAGGTATACGCTATTATTATCTAATGGTTGATAGATAAGCTGACAGCCGACAGCTATCAATAACAATCAATTCAACACGCTTGGCCCCTGACAGGATCAGCCTGGATGTGTGAGTTATTAAACGTCGAAAGACTTTTTCTTATTCGCATTAAGGGGGCCACATGCCATCTGCAAATAGCACGTTCACCGATTTGGTGACAACCACCTTCCGTAAACATCGGAAAGAAATCAAAGACAACTTGACCAACCGCAATGCATTGTTGAAGTACACAATGAAGCGCGGAAACCATCTGAAAGAAGATGGTGGCACAACTATCGTTACCCCTCTTGACTACGCACAAAATGGCACTTATCAGCGCTATTCCGATTGGGACACATTGAACATCTCCGCACAAGAAGTATTGAGCGCAGCAGAGTATCAGTGGCGGCAAATTGCCATTAATATCGTGGCGTCCGGTCGCGAACTTCGCATTAACTCAGGCGGTAGCAAAATCATCGACCTGTCAAAAGCGAAGATGAAAAACGCCATTCGCACATTCAACAACAACTTTTCATTCGACCTGTATTCAGCCGGCACGCTGGCAAACCAGATCAATGGACTGCAAGCACTCGTAGCCGACACTAACACCAACACAGTCGGCGGCATTGATGCATCCGCGTTTGACTTCTGGCAAAACAAAGTTTTTGACTTGTCCGTTCAAGGTGTAACCATTTCCAGCACCACAATCGAAAACTCTGTCATGTTGCCATTGTGGCTTGACTTGGATCGTGGCCCGGATGATTGTCCAGACTTGATCATTGCCGACAACCTGTATTACAGCTATTTTGAAGGCTCACAAACCAGCCTGAAACGCTACATGGGCGCCGAGTCAGCCAATGGCGGCTTTGTTACGTTGAAGTACAAAAACGCTGATGTGCTCTATGACGGCAATTCAGGGATCCCGGCAAATCACATGTATTTCTTGAACACCGAGTATTTAAAGCTGGTTGTTCACCAAGACGCAGACTTGACAGAAGTGCCGGAACAGCGTCCTGTTAACATGGACGGAAGCGTTATCCCGTTATTGTGGATGGGTAACTTTACGTGCTCAAACAGAGCACAGCAAGGCGTAGTAATTCCCTAAGTAGAAATATTGCAGGGTTCTAAACTTAAACTATAGGAATACAAACATGTTTGCAGCAACATCACCCATCGCGGGAACACAACCTTTCAATGACTGGTTTGCGCCCGACACAACCAAGCGACACCCGCTTGGATTTACTGTTAACGCCGTCGATCCTTTTTGGGGTCACGGCAAATTTATGTATATCGAATCCGATGCAGCCATTTTAAAAGGCTCGTTGGTGGCTTGGGACGAGGAGTATAAAGGCGTTTTGCTTCCGTCCGCTGTAACTCAAGGCTTCCCTTTTGGCGTAGCTATGGCCCCTATGGCCGATGGCACTTATGGCTGGATTCAGCTTGAAGGCCGTGCGGTTTATAAAACCAACGCTACAGTTGCCGCTGATGGAGTTGTCGCTGTTGCCGCCGCTGGTATTTTGGGCGCGACAGCAACCGGTAAACAGTTGCTTGGTATCCGTAATCGTGTATCAGCGACAGGAACCAAAACAGTGACGGCCAATACTAAGAATGGCTCATACGTCCTGAAAACAGGCGGATATGATGGCTTTTTCTTGGGCATGGCTTTGTCTGGCACCGGCGTTCCTGCTTCAACGGTTGTCGCTAAGCTATCCCCTGACGGCATGACTATTTTCATGGGTTCAGCCATTGGCACCGTAGGCGATAAGCTTGCTACTGCCACCGGCACGATCACCTTGACGGGCACTTACACTGGTTACGGATCAGGCATGATCAATAACCCAACTTGCCATCAGATCGTTACTTAAGATCGCTCAGCGCCCCTCGACCAGGATACAACGGCGTATCCCTGGAACGCACGGACCTGTCAACCCTAGAATGGTTAAACCACGCCCAGGAAGAAGCGATGGACTCGGCAGGGTATTTAGAGGTTCTGATACAGCGGGAAGAAAAACGGCTTCGGAATCCTTTTTACCGACTTTGGGTATGGATATTTGAATTATGAGACACGACAGAATGCATCTAGTTAGCTTTTCTGGCGGCATGGGTTCTTTTGCCGAAGCGTATTATTGTGTAGAAAAATATGGAGCCGAAAATGTAAAATTACTTTTTGCAGATACGTCAATGGAAGACGAGGATTTATACCGATTCCTTAATGAGGCCGTCACATTCTTAGGCGTCAAATTAATATCGGTAGCCGATGGGAGAACACCATTCCAGGTATTTAAAGACGAGAAATTTATGGGCAATAGCAGGATTGACCCGTGCTCTAAGATTCTTAAACGCCTCCTTCTGACCAAGACAATTAAAAGTCTATACTCACCAAACGAGGTATCCGTTCATTTAGGAATAGACTATTCCGAATGCCATAGGCTACCTCCGATTCAAGCACGGTACTTGCCATATACCTATCGTTCAACTTTAGTAGAGGACGGCAGGATAATTCCAAAATCATTTAGCGAGCGGTACGGAATACAAAGACCAAGGCTATACCATTGGGGGCTAGGGCATAACAACTGCGGAGGTTTCTGCATTAAAGCAGGACTCGGACACTATAAAAAATTATGGGAAGCGAACCCGGAGCGGTATCTGAAATTTGAACAGGAAGAGGCTGACTGCTATGAGTCTATGGGTAGTACGCACCCGTTCCTGACCCGGACGGTTAACGGGGTAAAACAGCGAATAACGTTAAGGCACTATCGCATTCACAGTCTTGAAACTGATACCACAACGGCCAGCGAGAGAGATGAGTTCGGCGGCTGCGGTTGTGCGCTATGAATGCGACACGGAGACAAAATGACTGAAATAATCTGCTGGGCCAATACCGAGACCGCGTCCGAAGCCGATCTAAAATCGCAGGGAACCTACAAATACGCTCAGCACCCCTCGCCCCGGTTCGCCGGGGTGTTTTTTAATCCTAACCATCATAATAATTATGTCAAATATTGCTGAATTGATACAGGAAGAAATCAAGCCGTTTGTACAATTTAAACGCATTGCAGTAGAAGATAAGGCCGAATCCTTACGCGCCGGACATTATGTCGCCAAAGACGTTGATTACGCTTTTATCACGCCTCCTTACTCTAAGGACGTAATGAAGTACAAGGTAACAGCTTGGTTCGCCCAACTGGATGCGGAGCTTAAAATTAAGCGAGTCAATCAACAGTGGGTAGACGACTACCACAAAGCTTATGAATTCTGGTTAAAAGGGCAGGAATTGCCGCTTGATGGGATCCCTATAAAAGGCTGGGGTGTAATTGGCCCGGCACAACAGGAAACCTTAACAAAACTTCATATTTTGACCGTCGAGCAGCTTGCAGCGGCCAATGACGAGGGCGTAAGACGCATTGGCATGGGGGGCATGGAGCTAAAGAATAAGGCCCAAGCATGGCTTAAGTCATTGAAGAAGTCAGGCGCGTTATCTATCGAAATGGCCGCTTTACAGCGCGAAAATGAGTCGCTTAAGGCCAGCCTTGAATTGATGCAAAATAAAATTGATTCAATGACTAAAAACGTTAATGTTGTACACCTAAACAGTCAGGAGATAGGCTTCGATGACATTATTGGAACTGATTAATAGCCAGTCCATACGATCAGGTTTAGGCCGCGTTCCAACGGCTACGGGATCGACGGATAATCGCGCCCTACAACTTATAGCATTGCTTGAGGAAGAGGGCAATGACCTTGCCGCTCGCCATACATGGCAAGGGTTGACACAAGAAGCCATTATCACAACCAAGGCCCAAGAAAGCCAAGGCAAATTAAGTACATTAGCCCCAGGATTCAGCTTCATTAAGAATCAAACATTTTGGGACAGAACCGAACAATTGCCAATCATTGGACCATTGTCTGACCTTGACTGGCAATCACTCAAAGCCAGAACCAACACCGGCCCTCGCTTCCAATACCGCATCAGAGGCGATGAATTACTATCTAATCCAGTGCCGGCAGTCGGAAGCACTTGGGCGTTTGAATATCAATCGAATAACTGGATACTCGATATTGATGGCGTTACGCGCAAATCATCGTTTACCAGCGATCAAGACACGTTCTTGCTTCCTGATCATGTGTTATTGCTTGGCCTGCGTTGGCGTTGGCTGGCAGAAAAGGGATTAAATTACTCAGAAGTGTTTGCGGCTTACGAAATGCAGGTTAAAGACGCCATGAGCAGGGACGGCGGCGGTGCTATTGTTTACAGTGATGGCGGTAGGCTTGACATGCAACCGGGTATATTTGTGCCAAGTGGCAGTTGGGGTCTATGAGACTGGCTACGCAAACTAAGACGGGGCAGCAAAGGCGACAAATCAGTGCACTTAAGTCTGTTCCCGCGCCTATAGGCGGATGGAATGCAATAAACCCACTGGCCGATATGCCGGAGAAAGACGCGATTGTTCTTGATAATTGGTTCCCATCGCCAGGGTATTGTGAGATACGAGGCGGTAGTGTTGAATTTGCGACCGGCATGACCGGAGCCGGTAAAAGCCTGATGGTTCATAATGGCCTATCAGGTACAAATAAACTATTCTGCGCTACCGCATCAGGCGTTTATAACGTGACTAATGGCGGCGCCGTAGGCGCGTCAGTTGCAACTAGAACTAATGGCAAGCATCAATCCTTGATGTTTGGCGACGGCACAAATCAATGGTTAATCGCAGTAAACGGCGTTGATAAGCCGCTTTATTATGATGGAACAACTTGGACAGCAGTCGACGGGGCCACAAGCCCAGCGTTAACAGGATTAACGACCACAAGTCTTGTTAATCTGTGCGTGTTCAAGGGCCGGTTAATATTTATTCAGAACAACAGCATGGCGTTCTGGTATCTATCAGCAGGTGCTGCCGGCGGAGCCTTAACAAAGTTTGATCTATCAGGCGTGGCGCAAAAGGGCGGCTATATCATGGCGGCCGGATCATGGACGCTTGATTCAGGCCAAGGCCCAGATGACCGCATTGTTTTTGTTACATCCGAAGGAGAACTGATTGTTTACCAGGGCACCGACCCGACCAGTGCAGGAACCTGGGCTCTCGTTGGTGTCTACACAACTGGCAAGCCATTAGGCCGCAAATGCATACTTAAGCAGGGCGCTGACCTTGTTGTATTGACTCAGAACGGCGCTTTTCAGATTAATAGAGTTGTACAGGCGACCGGAGCGAACTTCACCGACGCACTCAGCCGCAAGATTGAAACCGTGTTTAATCAGTCAGGCCGCGATTATGGCTCTAATTATGGCTGGAAAGCGATCGTATTACCAAATAAATCAGCCGCAATTGTTAATGTCCCTGTAGCCGAAGGAGGCACCCATTATCAGTACGTTATGAACACGATAACCAGGTCATGGTGCCGATTCACCGGATGGGACGGTGAAGACTTCGAAGTATTCAATAGTGAGCTTTATTACTGCCAAGGCACATCGGTAATAAAAGCATGGACAGGGCAAAGCGATCAAGGCGCTAATATTGTAGCCATTGCTAAGACAGCATTTAGCTATTTCGGCAACAAATTTTCGCTTAAAAAGTTCAACCTGTTCAGACCAATGCTATCGGCCAATGGCTCATTAACCTATCTGATCGACGTTGACGTTGATTTTGAGGATAAAGCAATAAACGGCGTAGCATCGTCTAAATCATTTTCTGATCTATGGGGAACGGCCAATTGGGGCACGGCAAAGTGGGGATCATCAAAAGGCGTAATTATACGCGATTGGTTTAGCATAGCTTCATTTCCTGGATTTTGCGTATCTGGCAAGATACGAATAGATGTTAAAGCCGTCGAGGTTAAATGGTATTCATGCGACTACGTGTATGAAAATGGCGGCATCTTATAAGATTATCGATAATCAGCCAGAACGCTGTGCTGATTTTATGGAATCAGGAACCGAGACAAAGCTCGCTGGTAATGCGGTGTATATTGGCCTAGAGCATAATGGGGAATTGATCGCTTGTACTGGTTACGATAGATATATGCCAGGCCGGTCAATTAGTATGCATATATTTAAGCCTAGCAAAGCACGATTGATACGTGAGTATTTGTGGTTCATTTTTTATTACCCGTTTATGCAATTAAAGCTTAATTGCGTATTAGGTTTTGTTGAAAATGGATCAAAGGCCGAGCTCGTAGCGGTTCATGCTGGCTTTACCCGTAAATGCCGAATAGAGGAAAATGGGATGAATTTAATGATTTTGAACAAGCATAGTTGCAGGTACTTATAATGGGTGGATCATCAGCACCAGCACCACCGGATTACGTAGGCGCAGCGCAGGCACAAGGGCAGGCTAACCTTGAGGCGACTATTGCAAGCGGCAAGATTAATAACCCAAACGTTACCAATCCGTACGGAACGCAAACCGTAACCTGGAAAGGCGGACAGCCGTCTGTCATTCAGCAGCTTTCACCCGACCAGCAAGCGTTATTCGATAAAAGTAATCAAGCTAAATCGACTATAGCCGATACCGGTGTATTAGCTTCGAAAAACGTACAGCAAAGCTTGTCGAAACCCTTATCGTTTGACGGGTTACCCGCAGCGCCTAAAAATTCAGGCCAATATCGCGATGATGTAATTAAAGCGATGATGAGTCGCGTTGATACTGATACCGCTGGGCAGCGCAGTACCAAAAATTCAGAGCTAATCGCCGCAGGCATACGACCCGGCACAGCAGCTTACGATAGTGCTATGGGGCTGATTGATCGGCAGTATAACGATGCACGTCAAAACGCCATTAAAGCCGGCGGTGATGCGGCCGCGCAAGATTACGGCATGGATTTGCAATCCCGCAATCAAGCCATATTTGAAGCATTACAACAACGCAGTGTACCGCTTAACGAAATCAATGCGCTCTTATCTGGCTCACAAGTTTCAAGCCCATTTGCTGGCAATCTCGGCTATCAGCCAGGGGCCAATGCCCAGGCCGCGCCTATATTCGGGGCGACACAAGCGCAAGGGCAATCGCAGCAGAACCAATACAACCAACAGCAAGCCATGTACAACAATAACGTGGCCGCTGGCGCTGGATTGATTGGTTCATTGGGCAGCGCAGCGATGTATAAATAGTATGGCTCAAAATTACGGCGATAATCAGATAAACTGGGGCCAATGGCAATCCATGCCTGATTATCGGGCGGGGATGGTCAATAAAAACCGTAGCGCCATTGGTGCAATACTTAAGATGGACCCAACATCAAAGTGGAATCCTGTCTCAAAAACGCTGCACGAGGGTGAAGATAGAATATTGACTGGCGCCAACCAAGTTTTAGCGCCGATACTCAAGTTTGAAAGCGAAACCGGAGGCCAAGCAGACCCGATACGCCAAACCTTAAGCCAGATTGCACCGGAAACGCATAAGCAATACCAAGATTGGTGGAACAATCACGGCGCGGATATTGCAGCGATTGCAGCTTTGACCTATGTTACCGGCGGAGCTGGCACTAAGGCGGCAGTCGGGGCAGGGGAAACTACAGGCGCAACAGCAGCACCAGCGGCAAGCGGCAGTTCATTATCAACCGGAGGTCTTGCCGGATCGACAGCCGCGACAACGAATGCGATAACACCGGCCTTAGCCTATGCCGGAGGCGTAGCCGAACCAGTAACAGCCGGCTCTGTCACGGGCGGCGGCATCTTATCCGCATCAGCTCCGGGAACCCTTGGCGCGGTTGGAACCAATGCAGCATTGCAGGCATTAACACCTGCCTTTGCAACTTATGGCGCATCGACCGGCGCAGGTTCAGCTGCATTAAAAGGCATCAGGCAAGCTAACGCTTACCGTGCCAATATTAACACCATTAAAGGCACCGATACTGCGCCAAGCGACAAACAGCGGTATAATGCAATGGCTGAACAGCTATCGCAACAGATATTAAAGAGCGGCGAAAAAGGGCCGCAGAATGATAAAATGAAGAAAATGGCGAATCAGATTTACATGAACCGTTTTGCAAGAGGGTATTAACGTGGCAATGAATGCAGACCAACTAAGGGGTGAATATCAATCGATTAAGCGCCGCCAAGCCATTGCACAGATGTTAATGCAACAAGGGCAGGAGCCTATACAGACAAATCAAACGGCTGGCGGCTATGTCGTGCCTGTTTCGCCATTGAGCGCTATATCCAAAATGGCCCAGCAACTGAGCGGCGCGTATATAGGTAAAAAGACGGACGAACGGCAACAAGCCTATGACAAAAATAAATCAGCATTACAAGCACAAGCCATTAGCGACTATACCAATTCGCCGGACAAAAGAGCGGCAGCGATTAGTGTTATATCAAATCAAATGTTGCCGCCTGAGATTAAGGCGGCTGCTATTAATGAATTAAAAAGCCAAAATAAGCAACAATTGCCAAAATCAGGGACACCTGGTCAATTTTTTATTCCAGCAGGAGCAAAACCTGAAAACTTTGACGGGTTGCAAGGATTTAGGCTTCCAGATGGATCATTTATCCCAAGCCGTGCGGCTATGACGGATTACCAAAAGGAAGTAACTGACCCTGTTAAACGCGCCAAAGTTTCATTGGCAGTTGAAGGTACAAAAGGAGTTAAAGCGACCGACTCACAAGGGCATACATTCTATGCCCCGCAAAGTTCGCTTAACCCTGATTTTAACCCGACCAACACCATCCCCAATCTTATTAACGTTGAATCAGGCGGCGATCCTAACGCGGTTAGTTCAGCGGGTGCAGTTGGATCGACGCAAATTATGCCGGACACCGCTAAAAATCCCGGTTATGGCGTTAAGCCTATCAACACCAATTCAGTACGCGATCAAGTTCGCGGCGGCGCTGATTATTTATTAGGGCTGATGGATGATTATATGAAGCAAGGAATGCCAGAAGCTAAAGCCTATACAATGGCGCTTGCCGCATACAACCAAGGCCCAGGAAACGTTGCAAGGCGCGGCCCCGGTGCAGGCGGCATAAGCTACGCAAATAAAGTTATGGGGCAAAGCCCGGCGGAAGAGGCAATGGCAAAGGCTGAGGCTGTTATACCTGCGACATTGGCGGAAAAACAAGGTTTAAATAAACTTGATGTGCAAAAAACGCAAAACGAAAAAACGGCTGCAATGAAGTTTTCAGCACAACAGGCTCAGCCAATACTTGATAAAGTTATGGAACTGTTACCGCAAGCACCAAGCGGTGGTATGCAAGGAAATGCAAACAGCGCTATGAACTTTTTAGGTATAGACACTAATATGTCACGTGCTCAATCACAACTTGACGCAACCGCTGCTGATTTAACATCAAAAGTACCGCGCGCACCGGGTGCACAGTCTGATGTAGAATTAAAGTGGGCGCAAAAACAAGCAGGCGACTTGGCAAATCCTAATTTGCCTTATCAATCCAGGGTTGCAGCAGCCAAGTATCTTTATGAGCGTAACCAGAAAATATTGAACGGCGAGGAAGTTTCGCCGCCAAAGGAAGCAACATCAAATAGTGAACTTGAAGCCTTGCGCAAGAAGTATGCACAATGACAAAAGATGAATTATTAGCCGACGCAAAAAAGGCGCGTGATCTTGGTGATAATGACCTTGAGCTTGCTATTTATAAGAAGCTTGACTCGATACATGAAACCAGCGCCCCAAGCCAATTCCTCTCCGGCATAGGCGGCTCAATCCTGAACCAAGCTTCAAACGTGGCTGACTTATTGCCGAATAAAGGCATAAGCGAAAAGCTTAGCCAATGGGGTCAGGAAGGCATAAACAATGCACCAGGATCAGCAGGAAAGGCAGGGCAATTGGTAGGCGATATTGCCCCGTCTATGCTCCTTCCTGGAAGTCTACCAGCTCAGGTTGTAGGCAATGGCTTGCTGACAGCTGCCACAACAAAAGGCGACCTAAAAGAACGCGCCAAGTCTGGAGCAGAGGCCGCAACCATCAACGCGGTATTGGGAAAGCTAACTGATGTTGCTGGCAATGCCTTTGCGCAAAAGTTTGCCAAAAGCAAAAAGGCCGCAAATGTTGTAAATGCCGACAGAGCAGGCCGTCAGGCGGCATTAGAAGAGGCGAGGAAAGCAAACTTTGTAATAAGTCCTGATGAAGCTAACCCGTCATTCATGAATGAATTGCTTGCCAGTATCGGCGGCAAGGCGGCAACCAAGCAGGCGGTTCAGCAGGCTAATGTCGGCCCGGCAACAGCGGCGGCTAGAACTGATTTAGGGTTGGCTCCAGATGCCTTGCTTAATGAAAAAACATTTGACGCCTTTATTAAACAAAACTTGAAGCCATATAAAGCCGTCGAAGCTTTGCCAACGCCGCTAAGCCTTGCACAAGGCTATAGCGTAGGCCGTGCTTTGCCAACAGCAAAGCAAGACATGCGGGATCTGAAAGTAGCTTATGATGATGTTAGGGCGCTTAATCGTGTGCAGGCAGGGCCAAACTTTAGCACAGAGAATAGGGAAAAGATTAACAAGGCTAAAGACTTAATAAATACCATTGAAAACAGATTTACCCAACGCGCCCAAGCAGCAGGCAAGCCAGAACTTGTTGATCAATTGCAGCAAGCACGTGTTAATTTTGGCAAGCTTGGAACCGTTGAAGATTCAGTAAACAAGGTAACCGGAACGGTTGACGGCAAAGCATTCGGAAAGCGCATTGACACCGGTAAACCATTAACAGGTGCTATGCGTGTAGCAGGGGAGCTTGAACAATCATTCCCAAACGCCATACGCGAAGCCGAGAAGATACCAAGCCCAGGTGTTAATCAACTCATGCGAACAATGGCACCTTTGATGTTTGGCGGGGCCGGGTATCAAGTAGGTGGCAATGAGGGTGCGGCACTCGGCGCTATTGGCTCATTATTAGCGCCAGGCATGGCCCGCAAAATATTACTATCGCCAGGCTATCAAAAAGCCTTTGCAAACATACCAAAAGCCGAGGCAAGTAAGACGCTTAAGGTTGCAGAACAGATTTTAAAGAGTAAAATGACTAAACGAGTAATTCCAGGAATAAGCAAGGAGATGGCCCAAGATGAGTAGAAACGGTAACGGCGTCTATTTCCCCCCTGGCGCCAACTTTCCGGCAGTTGATAATACGGTTATTGAAGCCGACGATTACAATGCCGTAATCAACGATATAACCGTTGCTCTTACACAGTCATTGGCAGCAGACGGGCAGACTACAGTAACATCAAATATACCTATGTCAAACCATAAGCTGACAGGCTTGTCAGCGGGGTCAACGGCGGGCGATTCAGTAGAGTATGCACAGTTTCAAGCGGGATTATCCGGAGTTTCATCGACCTTTCCCGCTACGTTTCCGGCCGGAACTAAATGCTTATTTATGCAAGCTTCTGCCCCTACCGGATGGACAATGGACACGTCTTTTAACGATAGGATGCTGTATATCAATAACAGCTCTGGCGCAGACATTGGCGGAACCAGCAATCCATTATTAAACAATACGGTTCCGTCGCATACCCATACGGCAACATCAGTTGTTACTGATCCAGGGCACAAGCATACTAATCCCTCATCGTGGCGATCCCTTGGAAGTCAAATTTTCTCGGTTGGATCAAACTGGCTAGGAACATCTTCATCGCTTGATACCGGAACAGCCACAACTGGCGTAACGGTAACAACAACAGTTGCTGCAAATTCCGGGGCAGGCAACTGGACTCCTAAATATGCAACAGCCATTGTGTGTACGAAAAACTAATGAGCATAGAAATAGTTAAAAGCTGTCCATTAGGCGGCAAATGCAGTGAGATAAGAGACAATATTATTCATGAGTGTGAATGGCTTATTGAGATAGCAGGGATGCACCCCAGCACCGGCGAAAACATCAATCAAAAAAAATGCGCTATGTCATGGATACCCATATTGCTTATTGAAAACTCAGCAACAAACCGAGGCCAGACCCAGGCCATAGAATCATTAAGGAATGAAACGGTAGATCATCAAAAGGCCGCCGTCATGACTTTAGCCGGAATTTTACAAAAGAGAATAGCACCATGAGAATATTATTAATCCTGCTTTTAGTATTAGCGTCGTCATTAACGTCAACTATTGCTTATCCTGATGCATTGTTAAAGACGTTTAACGCTGAAACTGGAACGGTTGGTCAGTGTGCCCCAACGCCACTGGCCGCAGTTACTTATAATTGCTTAACGATCACCAATAGCCCGGTACAAGCTGGAACTAAAGCATATAGTATGCTTTTAACTAATGACGGTTCACTATTTAATGGTGAGCCATTAGCCAAGTATAGAACCGAAATGCGTGGTATTGTCGATAGTGGATCGACAAGCGTAGCCAGGATGCAATTTGGTCATACTTATTATGTTAGGATTGATTTTTTTCAATCTGCCACACAGTGGCCGGACGATAATACATCTGAAAGCTGGCCTATTCAGTTGCACGAAGTTCCATCCTCGTGGACAAATTGGGGCGTTGGTACTTGTCAGCAATCAGCCTTATCGACAGCGCCATTTTTCATTAATAACCAAGACGGGATCATGTCTTTCCGGCGCTGGGGCGGCGTTGAGCAGTGGAATCAACGCATAACCAAAGGTGTTTGGCATAAGCTTGTCATACATATTAAGTTATCAACATCAAGTGATGGCTTTGTCGAAAGCTGGATTGATGGCGTGGCAAAGCCACGTTATACGGGGATTACGCATAGATCATCAAGCTCTATAAACGTTTATTGTGGGCCAAGCACCACTACAACAGGTGACGTTTCTTTTATTGAACCTCAATATGCTTTTGGTCTATACAAATGGCCTTGGAAAAATAATGCGACCAGCAATACCAATATTCGCCAAGGTTATCTAGACAATTTATACTGGGCCGAGGACACTGGCGGCGGCACGGCGGCGAGTTTAGTTGGCGGTACTGACGCGCTCGCGGGCGTAGATACAACGCCTCCAGTTATTAGCGCCATATCTGAAACCAGCATAGGAACAACCAACGCAACGATAAACTTTACCACTGATGAGGCGGCTACAACAACCATAAATTATGGCGTAACAACATCCTATGGAACGACTTATACAAATGCGGCGTTAGTTACAACACATACGGCAGCGTTAACTGGATTAATACCGAATACACAATATAATTACCAGATTCAAACTTCGGATTCATCTGGCAATATCAGGACGCAGGCAAATAGGACGTTTACGACGGCAGTCGATTTAACAACAGTAGCCCCAATTATTTCATCTGTTGTCGCAACTCCGACCAGTACTGATGCTACTGTCACATGGTCTACAAATGAGTCTGCTACGAGTAGAGTTTTGTTTTCATGGGACGCTGGTGCTTCATCATTTGCCGTTTTTCATCCAGCATTTGTAACGAGTCACAGTGTAACAGCATCAGAGGCATCTGACCTTCCGCCGGCTACGCTTATTAATTATAAAGTAACTGCCAGTGATGTTGACGGCAATTTGACTGATTACTTTGGATCATTTACAACAGATGTTGCCGTTGCTCCAGTTTTAAACATAACAAATATCATCGCTACATTAGAAAACGATTATATAGTTTTGACATGGACAACTAATAAAGCGGCTACAACTGTAGCCATTGTTAACGGATTAACTTACAAAGTATCAGGCTTAAGCACAACTCATACCGTGAGAACAAGCCGAGCAAGGATCGGCGCAGGCACGTTTTCTGTCTCATCAGTAACGGCAGGGTCAGCGGAATCATTAACTGTTCCAAATATGACTTATTCAATTCTCGCATCATTGCAACAAGATTTAGTTCAATAGGGGTATAAAATGGCTTTCGACGTAGTTTTAAACAATCAGAAAAAAGTCTTTCATCTGGTCAGCGCAGCATCAACAAATGCAACTGTTGTTAAAGCAAATCCAGGTAAATTGTCTGGATATTATATCTATAATAACAATGCATCGGCTCGCAAATTAGTTTTTCATGATTCAGCCTCAACGCCAACATCAGGTGCTAGTGTTTACTTTTCGCTGGTCATCCCGGCACAGTCTGGCGCTAATTGCCCGCTGCCAGAGGATGGCGTTGATTTTGCCAATGGCATAGCCATTACGACCGTGACCGGAATCGCTGATTCAGATAACACAGCAGTTGCGGCCAATGACTTGACTATCAATCTGTTTTACAAATGAGAGCGTTTGATTTATCGCCGCCTATTGGGTTTCGATGGACTAACCCGCCTATTAATCTTAAGCGTAATGGCAATATTATTACGCATGATTTTAATATACGGTCGTTTATACCGTCGATAGCTAAAACCTATTATGTTGACCCTGTAAACGGCAATGACGCTAATGCTGGAACTACATCAGGTGCAGCACTTAAAAAACTGTCAGTTGCACTGGCTAAATCGGACGTTGATCAAATTATCCTGGTATTATCGGCTGACTATATTGCACGTACAACAGACGGATGGAATAACACACAGCCAGGGCGATCAATAAGCGTTATAAACGATACGGGCTTTCATTTTATATGCCCAATGGTTAGCTCGTCTGTTGCGCCGACATGGGTAGCGCATGGAACGCTTGCCAATGTTTATAAAACCACCATTACATCGGCCAACTGTTCAAACATGACTGATTTTAAACCGTCATCAGATGAATCGTTAAGCTATACAGATCGGTATGGCAATGTCGGCATTCCTACCAATATGATAGGCATGAGGGCTTTCAATACGCTTCAAAAAGTAGCGGATGAGGCTTCCGTTGGATCGGCGCCTGGTTCATGGTTCCATAACGGTACAGAAGCGGTTGTTCAGGCAATAGACAGCCGCAGCCTTATCGGTGACGCGTACATGCAACCCACGGCTAACTCAAATAGCGGTAGACCAGCATCAGTTGCTAATGCAACTACTTATGTTAGAGGTATTGACTTTGTTGGTGGCCGGCCTTGGTATAACTTTCTTGCATCCGCTACGACCGGTACTACCGTTGCATTTGAGCGCTGCTCATTCCAAGGCGCTAACGTTGTCGGCGGTAGCTCGGGGCTTAATGTCGCGTCATTTTCAAATGTTTATTTAGATGGATGCCTGGAATGGAAAAACGGCGCAGATGGATTTAACTATCACTCTAACGAGGGCGATGGAACAACGGCTAACACATCCCCCAGCGTTATCGAAATCGGTTGCATGGGCGGCTGGTCAGGCACAACCGGAAGCGCGAACGGATCGGATAACACGACTACATCACATGATTTTTGCAATGTTATTCGGGTTAATGGTATTTATCTTGGTTCAAGTGATAGGGTGTTGGCCGATACTAACAGCGCGCACAGTTGGAATCTAGGTTGCTATATAGGGCAGGCGCAGACAGCCTCCGCAGCAAAAGAAAGCGTTGCATCAATCGGAACGGCCTCAAAAATGTGGATTGATTCCTGTTATGCAGCTCCCGGTAGCAACCCACAATGGATAGCCACCACCGGCGCGACGCTTACTCATTTCAATTCAGGCGCTGTTGTAAATGCGGGTACCGGGGAGGCCATTGGCACGATTAATAAATTTGTCTGGCAACTGGTTGGCACAGCCTCAAATTCATCGGTAGCGGCAAGCTATAACATAGCCTTGCCAACGACATTAAAAGAGAATGACCTTGTCATTGTTGTTTATGGTGTTACAAACCCTTCTGATTCAGCGATGGGCGTTAATACGTCCGGGTATACTGAAATAGTGAATGTTTACGCTGATGATGACCACGACACAAACTTGGCCGTTTCCTATAAATTTATGGGATCAACACCAGACACAGTAGTTAACGTGAATGGTTCAAGCTCATCTAATCGTGGATCATCAGGTCTTGTGATGTGCTTCCGGGCTGTTGATATGTTTACACCTATTGATGTAACCACAACGACCGTTACCAGTGCGAACGCTAACGTTCCAAACCCGCCAAGCATTACGCCGGTAACGGACGGAGCATTGATTATGGCGATAGGCGCGGCATCCGGTATCGGTACAAGTTTTGGCGGCGCTGCGGATGCTATTGGATCGGCCCCAAGCGGGTATACTGACCTTACAGCCGTTTCAAGTGCAGGCTTAACTGACTCTCTTGCTGTTATAGCGGCTCTAAAGTTTTGGACAGGCGGTGCGGAAGACCCTGGAAACTTTACCGGATTTGACGTGCAGGGCGGCGGAGCCGGAAGTGTTTGTTCTGTTTCGGCAGCTACGGTTGCTTTGAGGATGAATAGTTCTTATGGCTCAAGTAGTCATTCATTATTAGGAGTTGGATAAATGATAAATATTGATTGGTCACAAAATAGCACTAAACGCGGGGCCGTTTGGGTTGTCTTTTCAATCTTTGCGGTAGTGGGCTGGTGGATGGGTAAAGACATAGCACCATTGATGATGATAGCCGGGGCGGTAGCCGGCGGTCTGGGTGTCGCGTTAAAGGATTAACATGACACTAAACCAAGAGCAAAAATCGACCATCATCAAGATAGTCAATGTCTTTGAGACTGGTAATCCTGAAGGCGACTATTCCAGTGTTACCGTTTTGGCAGACGGCCCAAGCGGACAAAGGCAGATTACCTATGGCCGCAGCCAGACGACAGAGCACAGCGACCTTGACGAGCTATTAAAAACTTATTTTGCTTGCTATGGCATTTATTCTAAAGAGCTGTCTCAATATGTGCCTATGATAGGATCGGGCCTCCTTGCCGATTCTGAGCGCTTTAAAGCGATATTAAATCAAGCTGGCGGAGATGCAATTATGCATAAGTGCCAAGATGAGCTGTTTGAGCGCAAATATTGGGATAAGGCAGAAGGCTGGGCCGATGAAAATTTGTTTTTTCTTCCATTGTCTATGTTAGTTATTTACGATTCTTATATTCATTCAGGCCATGTGCCAAACTTCCTGCGCGATAAGTTTTCAGAGCCGGTTCCGGCCAACGGTGGCGATGAAAAGGATTGGGTAAATGATTACACCAGCGTACGGCAAGCATGGCTTAAAACAGCCGCTAATCCAGTATTGCATAGTACGGTTTATCGTACGCAATGCTTTAAAAATTTAATCAAGGCCGACAACTGGTCATTAGAGCTGCCAATAATGGCACATGGAGTATTGATAAAATGATATGGTATGATATAAAAACAGCTCCAAAAAATAAAGAAATATTGATCGGAAAATATTATATTGATGACTGCAATGGATATTCAGGTGATTCTAGGTGGCTATGGATATGCCAAGGATATATTGATGAATGTGGGTTTTTTGATGCATTTAATGATGATTTGATTGAGCATAAGCATATGATATACGCTAGATTACCAACACATTGGTGTGATATACCAGAGGCCCCATAATGAGCGCATCAATATATATTTTAGGCTACATTATCGGCGTTATATTTTGGTTTCGCGATATGATCCTATTTGCCGTTATTTCAACCATCCTATTAACCGCATTAATAGCCACATTGACGTATTTTTGGGCAAAAGAATGAACGCATCAACGGAGACGCCACGCATGGATAGAAGAATAAGCGATATGCACCTGGACGCCATAGACAAGATGATTACCGAAGAAAACGACGGTGATAAGCGGCAGACGTTGGTATTTTTACAGTCATTGACCAGGGCATTATCGAGCAGTATATTGACTCTGGAAAAGATAGATAAAAAACTTGAGGCCCAGGACGACACGATTGAAGGCCATCAAAAGTTTATTGACAAGATAGAGAACAGTATCAAACTTGCTATGTGGTTTATAGGATTAATTCATACTGGATTGCTGGCTGTTATGGGTTATGGTCTTATTTATGTTATCGATATGAGTGATCGAGTTTATGCCCTTGAGAAGTCTATGGCTGTCATCCAAAAGCTGATTGAAAAATAATTTATACAACCAAAGAGTAAATATCATGACCGAAAAAACATTACACAATTCAGACGTATCAGGCGCAAGAGTTAACGTGCCTGACATTGGCGACATGTTTAAATTGCTATGCAAAGCATCAAGCCAAAATGAAGGCTGGATGCAAAATAATTTATACAACCAAAGAGTAAATATCATGACCGAAAAAACATTACACAATTCAGACGTATCAGGCGCAAGAGTTAACGTGCCTGACATTGAAGCATTCAGGGATGAATGCGCCCCCCAGCCGAATCGCGTACGTTTTTCTTAGCGTGAGGCGCGAGGGCCGATTTAATCAGCATCCGCTTTCTGCTTTTGATTTTCAAACACCGGAGTTACAAATGAATTATAGAAATTTGAAGCCTATTTTAATAGGTTGTGAAGAAAGCCAAACTATTTGTAAAGCGTTTCGTGACGCTGGTTACGAGGCGTTTTCGTGCGATATTGAACCAACACGCGGGAACAGTGAATGGCATTACCAGGCCGATATTATGAAAATAATACCTGAAAAACAATGGGGCTTGATTATCCTGCATCCTGATTGTACAGCTATGGCATTGTGTGGCAATAGATGGTATGAAAAGAACATGCCTAAACATAATGAGAGAGTAAAAGCAATTGAATGGACGCTTAAATTGTGGGAATTGGCAAAAAAACATAGTGACCGTGTGGCGCTTGAAAATCCATTGAGTGTAATTTTTTCTTATCTTGAAGCTAATTATGTGCATCCTTGGGAGCATGGACATGGAGAAACAAAGAAAACGGGGTTTGCATTGCACAATTTAGAGCCATTAAAGCCATCTAACATTGTCGATGGTAGGGAACAACGGGTTTGGAAAATGCCGCCGTCGCCAACTCGTAAGAGAGATAGAAGCAAAACGTATGAAGGCATTGCACAAGCTATTGTAATGCAGTGGGGTGAATGTGTTTCTTTTATCTAATTGGCGTGAAACTCGACCTAATTTAACTGTTAGCTTTCGCTTGGAGCGAGGCGGTCAGTTTGAAAGCGGATTCCAAAAAGTAGTCGGTAACGGCGACATGTTTAAATTGCTATGCAAAGCATCAAGCCAAAATGAAGGCTGGATGAAATCAACAAAAGCAATGCAAGTTACTGGTGGTTGCGTTGTTCAGGTAACTACTCAACAAAAGAATCCAGACGGATCATATTCATTAGCAGAGGCGCTAACTTTTGTCCCTGATGCCGTTATTGTTGACGATGAAAATAATGGCAGAAAACTGATCTAATCCGTGTTTAGCCTAGTCCCTATTCAATACAAACTTGCTATTACCGGTATAGTTTTGGCTATATCGGTAGCGAGCTATACCGGCTTTATTGTGCATATTAACAATAACGCTTGGAAGGTAAAATTAGCAAAACAAACGGAAGAAAATTTAAAACAGGCGATGTACAACCAATCATTAACCGAAGCAAGCGCAGCACTTGCAAACGAATACAGCAGGCTACACAGTGAAAAACAAAACGAGATCGACGCTATTAATGATCAGCTTCGCCATGCTCTCAGGGTGCCAAGCAAAACTGCCTGCGTCAGTGTCGTGTCCAAAGCTGGTCATCCCGGCAGCATTGTTAGTGAAACCGCCGTCACAGCCGAGATTTCAGAAGAATTTAGAGAATTTCTTATTTCCGAAGCCCTAAGAGGAGACGAGCTTGGAATCTATGCAGAAACCGCCCACGAATGGGCGGTAAAGGCTTGCAAGCAGGCTAATGTTATTTGCAATTAATGATTAATCTCTAACCCATCCGAATGACTACCAACCGCAGCTCCTGCCGCCGCGTTGGATTGAGCAGCGGCGCTGGAGCTGGCACTTGCTTTAACGGATGCCGAAGCATTGCCTCCAAGCCCTACGCCGTTAGCACTTGCCCCGCCTCCGTTTTGCGTGACCTTTGTTCCTGACTTGCCTATTCCTTGGCCTAACAAATAGCCCCCCGCAACAGTTCCGGCAGCATTGGCGACTTGGCCGACAATTGAAGGGCCGGCGTAAGTGCTGGCGCTATCTGTTTTAGTGTCCAGTACAGTTGTCACTGATGGAGCAAAAAAGCTTGCCGTGCTGGCTACTTGGAATCGATCATCCTGCCCCATTGTGCTGTTATAGGCGCAGCCGGTAGAAAATATGGATATAGCTATTAAAATTAATGTTGTTATATATGTTGTTTTATACGTTTTCATTGGTATATTTCCTGTTGTTTACGTTTAAGTGAAGTCTTCGCTAAAAAGTAAAATTGTAAATATTAGTTTTTTCATCTCACCACCGTTAATTTTAAAAGTAATTATTAAACAATCGATCTTGCATAATCATACATGGCCGCATCAAATAAGCGATCCAGTTCGTTCTTTTGGTTTTCGTTGATGTTTCTCCTTTCAGCTACGCGCTGCAGCATGGTGTAAAATAAGTCTACATTATCATCTGATGCGGCTCCTGTTTTGCATCTTGTTATAAACGATATAAATGCATGAGCATAGATATTGGCGTTTTCATCGTTATTTGATGCATTTAAATAAAGTAAATCAACTGTTGCTTCCACTTCATTTTCTTTGTCGATTTCTTCTTGTGTCTGCAAGTCTTCATCAAAAGGCGCTTCCATGTTGTCGTAAGCTTGTTGCATTGAGTTAAAGCGGTCTTGGTTCATTTTTCTCTCCGGTTAATTATTAACAGCTTTCATTGCATTCTCTATACCCGCAAGTTTCGCATGGTTTAGAGCCCCAATAACAACCTTTAAGAGAACGTCCATCATCGTCCACATCTGCCCCGCAATCAGGGCATGTTGGCGGTGGATGATCATGAGTTCGCTTGTACTCATTTGTGTTATTCCATCCATCGCAGCAGCTCATTTTTCTCTATCCGGTTAATTTGTTAGCGTGTTTATATTTTAAAATACACATTACAAATTGCCAAGAAAATATTTTATTGCATCTCTGCAAACAAAGTTATTTGTTGCTTAAAATCATCAGCCCCATAACAAACCAGAACTGTTAATCCGCACTTAGCGCGTAAATAAGTATGCAGCTCTTCCTGCTCTTTCGACAAGCGCGAAAGCTTTACCCGCTTCATTTCAACCCTTAACCCCCACTCATCAATAATCAAATCAGGATAGCCAGGAAGCAAACCCAAACACATTTGCTCGCTACGCTCACGAGGAGAGCGTGTACCGCCGTTATGCACGTAAGCAATACGAATATCAGGGTATGCCTGTTTAAACCACGCTACGGCCTCTATTTGTTCGCTGGTTTCGCTTGGGGGTCGCTTTTTTTTGTTTATATTAGCGGCCTTATCTTTGCTAAATTCTAATATTTCGTCTCTATATTTAATTGGTAAAATTAATGCCATTTTTATGCTTTTATCTCGCTCATACCTATTAAGCTTCTGCGCTTTTAAATGCTTCTCAAGCTCAGCTATAAATACTTCATCGCTTATCGTCATTTTACATGACCACCAGCATTACAGTTAATAGACATATATCCCATTTATATTGTAAATTCATATTTTAACCTCATACTTCCACCTATAATGCTTCAATATCATTGGCCTATCGCTCAAATCTTCCTGCAACAAATCATCAATATCAACCTGATCGACTTCGCACTCTTTCAACGCATTGATAAAAACTACATCGTCAATTCCGTCAATCTCTTCACGTGTGTTACTTTTTCTGGCTTTTGCTAGGGTTTCTAATATGCTCATACTTTGCAAACCTTTTCGCCTTTTAAATCTTCGTCGTGCCACGGCTCCCAAAATATAGGTAAGGCATATTTATCGTCTAAGTCTTTTAATGCGTATAAAATTTCTGGATAGCATTCTTTGTCCCTAGTTCCTAAATATCTTCTATTAACCTCTATATCCGGCCCATGCTCATCCATTATTTTTTGCAGTTCGGTTATGTAGTCTGATATTTTCATTTATTCTTCCTCCGCAGGCTTGCAGTATTTCCATTCCTCTGTCATTCCATGACTAGACCATTTTAGCCCTGCGCTCTCACCCGGCGCAGGTTAGGGCCGATTACTATTATGCGGCGACTATGTTGTTGCATGTGTAACCGTACTGTTATCGACGGTATAGCCTAGTCAGAATTTTTAAAATATTGCCTAGTCTATTCGGCATACACCCACTTGGCTAGGTGCTGTTGAATCAATACCACTCAAGTTGATATTGAATATGCCTTATTATTTTTTCTTCTATCACTTTCCTTCCCTATCATAAAACGTGCATCTAACAATAAATAAAGGAGAAAACCCAAATCCGGTGATTTTTTCAATAACTGGCATAGACTTAAAATCATAATTTGAGCAATTTTCGCCTTTACGCTTGCAGTTCATGCACATGCTTCCTTTTGGGATGTAATATAGTTCACTCACTTTATAACCTCCCTATACGCCAACTCCCTGGCATCCTCTAGCTCCATACAGCCATCAACCAACTGGCCGACTTTTTCAACAAAGTCATAATATTCATCTTCAGTTTGATATCTATCAATACCAAGTCTTTTATCTAGCCATCTGTAATCAATCAATGCAATCATAATGGAAACACCTACTTATAATTTATTGCTCATTTATAAACCTAATCATTTCTACGCCTATATTTTGTACACTTCCATCATTGTGCTCAATTATTGCCGTTGAAAAATTACCCGCGCCGGTTTCAAATTCTTCATAATCAACTCCGAAGGAATGGAATATTGCTTCACATTTTTCAACCTTTCTACCCGTCCTTCTTCCTTTATCATTTAATTCCCATCTATAAACTTTAACTTTTCTATTATTGTTCATATTCCCACCTAATCATTTTCCTGTTACTGATAATTATATTCTTAAATATTTTAAAATACAAATTATGGTTTTGATTTAGCAAAATAAGCATGTTTGTAATCGTATGCCCATCTTGAGCAAGCTCAAAAAAGTCATGCTCATTTTTAAACATGCTCATCAAAAAATCCTTATGAGCCAGCAAGATATTACCTTTATCATCTGCCCACAATCTTTCCGTATGGCATAATAAATTATTTTGAAAAAAATAAATCGCCAGGCATTCTTTGCCATAATTTGAACGTGACCTATCAAACTTAACTTCTGTTATTTCAAAATACCTTTCATTCATCGCCGCGCGTTCAGCAATTAATTGCGCTTGAGATTTAATCGAGTACTTACCGTCCTCTGACTCACTAATAAACACCGCGTAGCACTTATGACATATCTTGGCGCTTAGCCGGTTTGGCGTATTGCACAGTAAGCAAAGCTTTTTAGGCGCTTCTTCGCGCTTTTTCTTAGTCTTAGGCGGGACGATTGAGTCGATTGATCCTAAGCGCTCCAGGTTCGTGCCGAAGTCATACAACAGGCCAACTTTGCCCTCATGCGGCCTTAATAACCTGCCTACCATTTGCACCATTAAAGCCGGACTTGTCGTAGCACGAAGCAGAACAATCGCCTCCAGGGCCGGAAAGTCGAACCCGGTAGTCAGGATATTAACGTTAACGATATAACGCCGACCACTCCCCCTTTTTATCCATTGCACCGACTCAACCCGATCGTGCTTGGTCATATCCCCATGAACAACCCTTATCTGTTTTTTATCTGCCCACCGCTCAACTACGTGCGCAGCGTTAGCCAGGGTTGAAACGAAAATGATTGCGGTCGATACATCATTATCAATAAAGCTTCGCTCAAGTTCCGGCACAGCATCGTCTATGATTGCGTCAAACTTCACCCCGGCATCGTTGGCGTTATAGTCAAGGCCAGACATAGCTACACAGGTTAGGTCTACCCGTGCCGACGTGTTTACCACGTTTACACGGGATAAATAACCCTCATCAATTAAGCGCGGTATACCAGGATGAACCGTTGTGTCATAAACCAGATTGGTAAACAACGCTTCACCCTTGATACAATTTTGATGTAGCATGCCTTGACCAAGTCGCCAGGGCGATCCGGTTAGGCCGGCAATCAACATTTTTGGATTAAGCCTAAGCAATGAGCGTACTATTTTTCTATATTGGCTGTTTGGATCGTTGCCAACTAAGTGGCATTCATCTATAAGCAACACGTCAAACTTTCCTGACACTGTGCGTCGTGAATAGAAACTTGAGTGCATGGCAATAACAACAGGTTTATGTACTTCAAACCGGTTCAACTGACCACAACAAATACCAACACCTTCGCATCCATGCCCTACCGTTTCAGCGTAGTTTTGCTTTACCAGTTCAAGGCGTGGAACTAGTTGCAAAACGCGCTTTCCTTTTGCCAATGCTTGCTTGGTTATGTCGGCAATAATTAATGATTTACCCAAGCCTGTCATCACCGACACATAGGGGACTTGGCTTTGTTTTTTGTTCCAGCTATTTATTATTGCATCGACGGCTTCTTGTTGATAATAGCGCAGCTGTTTCATCAGTACCCAAAAACTTTCATTAATTCTTCACAAACCTTTATTGCCTCTGCATGGTTTAGTTTTATCTGCTTTCCATATGCGCTTATTGTTATGAAGCAATCTACCGCTATTGAAGCTGGTGAGTACATTTGTGGCGGTTCTATTGCTTCCCTGTATTCAAAATCCTGATACCACGATGGAACAGTTTTCATCCATCCTTCGCCGTCATCATTACTTGATTCTATTTTCAACGCAAAATCACTATCTATCCATTTTTTGCGCAATTTCCAATGCCGGTCGCCTTTTATTCTGTAATTGTTCTCCGTCCATTCAGGATTAATTAATATTACCCATTTTTTACCGTCAATAGTCCCCTCCAATTCAGGCTTACCAATACTTTCCCAATACTTTTTAAATTTTTCGTGTTTGTTTTCCATCTCACACCTCCCTCAAATATGGTTCGTTAACCAGCACCGCACCGGGTAATTCTTCGCCGGCAAGCAAATGTTTTTTAATGGCTGCTGAAACTGGTTTTATTTCATGGATAACTTTAAAGCAATCCTCCGGCCACACCTCAAAATTGGCGTTATCTTCATATGCCGGCCGCTTGTTATCGCACAAAGACAAGCTGATCACATCCCCATCAATGCGTTTTATTCCTGCTTCAATCATTGACTCCAAAATATATTTTTTAACTCGATTAACCGCATTGGCAGAGCGCTTGCGTTTCTTGTCTGACTTCTCGGTTATATATTTATGCCTTGCCTCATCAGCTTCGTTTTCAGCACGAGCCTCAGACAGTACAGTAGTCAACCATGACAGTTTGCGTTTAATTTCACCTTGCACTTGCATAAGGCGATGCTGTATCAACTCGTCATCTTCTTCAAAATAAAGGATATCGAGTAGTTCTTTTTGTTCTTGTGTTAGATCGTATATTGTGCTCATTTTTATGTACCCTTGCATGTATTAGCGTTTTCTTTTATCCATTCAATTGCCTCACCTAATGTTTTACAACCGCTTCTTAAAACATCCTTGTTTCCAGACGCGAGCCAAAAATTTCCATCATTATCACGATATCCGCTTTCTACATCTCTTATATATCCGATATATCCGGTTAATCTATCCAATACGGTTATGCTCCCTAAATTGGTATGTAATGCAATTTGAATGTTGTCTGTAATATCTTCATAATCAATTTTATAGAAATCATTTATATCAAGAATTGTGGATAGTTCAGCATCTTCATAGTATGGTTTCCCTGATTTTTCATGAATTATTTTTTTCATTTCATCACCTGTATTTTTATGTTCCCGAAGCAAATTTCGGGAACATAATTGTTAATTATTGTTTAGTTATTACATATCAAAATAGAATATCATCATCATAATAATCAAACTCGCCAGAATGAGGAGAAATAGTATACTCAGGAACAACCTCTGCCTGCGGCTGATTTCTTGCCTGTTTCATAATATGTGCATCCTCCACCCGAACCTTTTCATCCGGCGCCGAAACCCCCCTGATAAAATTTCCTTTTATATGCCGCTCCGTTCCATCTTCATTATATTGAACCGTTCCGTCTGGATTTTTTGCAGGGAACGAATACTCACCAAACGTAGCCATCACCGTCAACCCTGTAAACGCCCGGTTATATTGCTGATCGCTCAGGTCTGCCAATGACTTTGCATGTTTAGCCAATTTTTGAAGCCGACCGCCTGCAATCATGTCATATACCATCGCCTTATCGATTGTAGCGTCCATAATTTCATCATCTTCGCTGAAAACAAACAGCTTAGCTTTTGCCGTACAGCCTCTGTATGCACCTTCAACCACTTTAACTTGCACCTCTAACAATTTTTTACCTTGCTTTGCCAGCTTGGCCGAATCACGCTCTTTATTGTCAACAATCTGACACCCGATCACGTTGCACAGTAATCTATCACCTTCCGGCACCCGTTTAAAATTTGCTGATTCATAGCTTGTTGATGGTGCAGCTTGTTCTCCGTTGCTTTTTGTAAATATACTCATGTTATTTCCTACTGTTAAAAATTAATTAATTGTTACTCGTTTATTCCATTTTTCTATCGCCTTATTACCTCTAACTTCCGGCCTAAAGCTAACAAATGCTCCACATCCGTCGCTTCCATCATCACGTTGACCGCATGTAATAAAAATAATTTTATTAATTCCTGTATGTATAAAAACAGTGCCACCACAAAATGGGCAAGCGAATAATTTATCCACGTTATAACTCCAAATCACTAAAAATTACTTTCGACGTTTCATCGTCATATATATTAATCGGGTACATATCCGGCACATTATTTATGTCACGCGTCCAAACTTTCGCATCAAATGCGTTATTATTTCGCGTATAAACCATAATGGTTGGAGTAGAATTATTATCGGCAATATTCTTTTTACCGATAAAGCTTTTTATCTCCTTTGTTTTTGATTCGCTTCTCATGACATAGGTAAATCGTGACGCAGCAAAAAGCTTTTGCCCAAAATCGTAATTACCCCAGCTGAGAAGGTTTAACTCGGTTCGTTTGTATTCATCTCCGTCAAAATCCTGTCTTCTTTTTTCGTGCGTATGGCAAAGCAATAGAACATTTATGCCGCGTTTTTTAAAAGCATTTACAGCAACTAAAAAACGGTTCCATTTGGCCTCTACTTTCCCATAACCAGCACCGAAAAGATAATCGTCGATCGATTCTACTTTTTTAGGAACCTTGCTTTTTCCGTCAGCGCTTTTAACCATAATTGTCGGTTCTGATTCAATAACGTTTGCAATAAACATAGTTTCAAGCGGTTTTGCTGAATCGATTACAATAGTCTTATAGTTATGTTTTATAGTTATTAAATGCTTTAGCGCTTCCCAAAAATCATTTTCCTTTTCCGGCATCAATAAGCGGCCTTTGCTGTCAACAAACAAGCCGATATTTCTAGTACCAGACAAGTGTTCAACGCCAGACTCATTGGCTATAAAAAAAGGATCAGGCGCAAAACTTGCAAGGTTTGTTTTACCGCATCCAGGCATCCCGGCGATAATGCCGAACCAAGCTGTTTTTATTGGTTCTGAACTAATAGTTGCGTTTTCTAAGAAGCTCATCGATGCAGTCCCCATAAATTTATAACCGCATCGTCAACTGATATTAAATTAAACTTATGACATTGACATTTGCTTTTTTTAATTGCATTTTGAATAATCCTCTCCCCGCACCAATAGACAATATTGTGAGGAAGTTTAGAAGCAATCCATCGCTCTATTTTATACTTGTAAATATTCATTTTTTCTCCACCTCATTCAAGTGCTTTTCCAATGCCTCTCCAATAAAGGCGATCATGGTAACACTTAGCCCAACACATGCCTTTTTAACGCGCTCGTGCAGGTTGTTTTTGTCTGGTATGGCATAGACATGCCTTTTTGTTTTATATTTTTTCATTTTTTCTCCTTTTTAAAATTCATTATTAGTCTATCACGAATATTTTAAAATATAATAATTATTTTAAGCTTATTTTTTCCAGTAGTAAAAAGTAGTTGGACGTTGTTTGCCAATATCTTTTTTCGCTTCAAAAATAGAACCATCGTCAAGCAATGACGCTATTATCCTATCCCTAATTAAAATATTGATTTGTTGCGTTTTTCTTGATAGCTCTCTCCTTGATATGCCATTCTTACCCGCTTCTTTAATGGCTCTGGTCAATATTTTAAACTGCCTTTCGTTTTCGTTATCAGATCCCAGGTGATTAAATTTTTTGCAAAATAGCTCAACAGATTTTAATTCCAGGTCTCTGCACCAGTGCAGGACATCAATTGATTGACATTGATCAATCAACATAGCTTGCTGAATGGAGCGAACGGCGACACGGTTGTATAGTGGAATAAAATTAGAGTCTTTTAATTCGTTGCCGGTTTTTTTGAGCAGCACGGTTAAGTCATATTTAGCATTTGAATAGGCTTTGCTGACCTGCAATTCTTCACATTTTTTAAAAATGTTTTCTCGTGAATATTTATTTTTAAGCGCTGTTAACTTTTCAATCAACCATCTTGGTGGAGTCAGTGACGGCTTAACTCGGCATGGCATCAATCGTGATTCACCAAATAAGATGCTATACCGAGCTAACATTCCGTTAGCTAAGTCAGACGTTCTTAGCCCATCGAATATTTGTCGCTCCGTAGATAGCCCTAGAATCGACAAATTAGGCTCCGTAATGGTAACCCCAGGGTTGGTGACAGAATGCTTACTACGCCAGCTTGAAGCGGCCCTGGTGTATAGCTCAGTTATGGATATCGTAATCTCGCGCGCATAAGTATTGGCATTTTTGCCGTTAATGCTATTCAGATACTGGCCGAATTCATCGATAAAAAATAATAGATTGGGCGATCCTTCCAGGCATTCTTTCAGTGCCGCGCCGGATGCCAGCTTGCTGATAATATTGTTGCCCATGTCCAGCTCAAGCAGCAAAGCATCAACGCACTTTGCCGGCCAGTCCTTACCCTCTCCTGATTCAGCCGCGCAAATAAACATGAGATTGCCTTTTATATCCTCATAGGCAACATTGCGCCCTATCAACGTGCCAACGCAGACCATAGCGGCAGCATAGGCTATCGCCGGTTGTGGGTAGATTGAAGTGGACAATATCCATTGCTGTATGTCTCGTGCTTCACAATCGAATGGAATGATATAGTCGATTGCACTTGATATGTTTTGAATCCATTCTTGGGCTTCATAATCAGGCTTAATCAGCGCTAAAAATTCATCTTTTGATAGCCCGCTATCTGATATGTCCTTACCAGGTAAATCGATTATTTTTACCGATCCTACAGACTTGCTTACATCCTTTTCAATTGTTTTAGCCAGTTTTAGCCCTGGCTCATCCTGGTCAGGGCAAATAATGACATTTGCGCCCTTAAACACTTCCGCATATTTACACTGCCATGAATTAACGCCATTAGGCGGCGAAGTTGCCAGCAAACCGTAATTGTTTACGATAAAATCAACGTCCTTTTCCCCCTCTGTAATGACAACTGTTTTCCCTTCTAAATCATTCAGCGTATGCCGCATATAAAGCGGTTTTTCGATATGTTTTGTGCTCCAACTGCCGTCCGGCGCTTGTGCTCTAAAGGATTTAGGTTCGTAACGATGCTTAAGATAAAGCACCTTTGCATATTCATCGGTGTAGACATAGGTTGCAACAATCCTTTCTTTTTCTGTTTTTTTTACCTCAACAAACCCTGATTCTTTCATGTGATTAAAAATTGCAGATTGATCGCATCCGGCGTGACAATAAAAAACAATTCCTTTTTCACCGTCAGATATCGATAGCGATGGTTTATTGTCGTCATGCAATGGACATTTGCATTGCCAGGCGCCTGATGTACGCTTAGCACCGCCTATTTTTTTTGCTATTTGTTCGGCGTTCATGCTTAATTCATTTTCAGCTCTTTGTCTACCGCCTTGCTGATTAAGTAATCAATCTGTTTTGACATGCTGCGTTTATTTTGTTTTGCCAATGAGCGTAAAGCATCAATTGTGATTTCATCGGTTCGATAGGTAAATGTAATCTTTTTTTCTGATAAGTTTTTCATGACGGCTACTGTGACTTGTTTTGTAAGTCATTAGCTTAACCTATATTGGTTTTATGTCAAACCTTTCAAAAACTCATGTCATAAAAAGTCGCGTCAAAACTCGCGCATTTGCCCTCAGTTTGACCTGTAACCCGCATGGCTCTAAGGATTGTTAACTCAAGTCACGAGTCAAGTGCTTCTAAGATATATATACACATAGTTTCCTCTATATAAATATAAAATGTTAGTAGATTAATATTATTTAGTTTTAAGTATATATATACATGTTAAAAAAAAATTAAATGTATATATAACAATAGTTTATAATTAAATTATAGGCAAAACTCGCGTCAAACTCATGTCAAGCTAGCGTCAAATTTAATGACTTTAGTTTTCAGCAGACATAAAAAAGCCCCTAGTCACGCTAATGACTAGGGGCTTAGTGCTGCTGATAGAGCATCCAGACGAGGTAATTGGAAAGGCCGGCCTCTATCCCCGGTAATTTGTGCTTCTCGACACCCGATTATCCGGTACGGTGCTATTTATCGCATAGCTGCGGTTTTTTTATTTTAATCTATCAATCAGCACTTTGTCCAACTCATGATTTATCCTAACCAACTCGGCCACCATATCTGCTTTCATGCCAAACCAAAATAACGCATCTTGTTTGTTTTTGGCATTGAGCGCAGCGGTTAGGCTTTCTATGCGTTGGCTAAGTGTTTCAATATCATTGCTTAGATTCATAATAGTCTATCACCTTGGTTAAATGGTCTCTAATTTTTACGACATCATCAAAATATAAATAAGCTGAGTAATATCCATCGTTAAAAAATACTTGTATGTCTCCATCTTTGTCAAATTCGTTATCTATAGCTATAACTTCATTTCCGTATTCGTTTTCTATTTTAAAGCTCATAACTCACGCTCAGCTTTTCTTAAATTTATTCTAGTCAACCATAATTCATCAGATTTGGAATAAATGCCAACGCATAACGAAGGATATTGTTTAAACATCTTTTTTGTCACTGCCGTGTCCCAAAATACGCAGTTTAAAAGCTTTGGCTCTTCATGGGCACCAAGGCCGCCTTCTTTTTTCCATCCTACTTTTTTAAATACCGCAACTGGCCGGTCATAGGGTGTTACGCTTATGCGGTCCAGTATCATTTCCATAGTTGAGTAGCTCATAATCCCCACCACCACCCAACAAATACCACCGCCACGACAACATACCCCAAAATCGCACAAAAAAGCATGCTGTCTTGATGTTTTATGTATAGGTCTAACTCTCTATCGAATTGTTCCTGTTCGCGCTTTAAATCGAGTCTGGCGCGTCTTAATTGTTCTACACTGAATTTAATCATGTTCATTTTTTCACCAATAAATTTGATTGATAAACATTTCTTATGTTGTCGCTTCTTTTACTGGGCTTACCGTTTTTGTTAATTACTATCCCGGAATATAAACATTCAGGAACCGACCTTCCAAATGGTAAACATATACTAATTTTTTCAACCAAAACAGAGCCCATATGATCGGTGACGATATCGCCAATCTTCACAGCATTATTAGATAATGCGTAATCCATATACAATTTACGCTTATCTAAATCATATTTTTTTGTAATTTCAGATAACTTTTGTTTGTATTCTTCTA